CATAAAAGCATTGCAAGCAGGAAGGATCGTTAAAGAACCCGACGGCACGATCGATCCGGTCAAGGCGGACGCGGCCTGGAACACCAACACCGATCCCGCGCAACAGCGTCAACAGAAGACCGAAAAGCTGCCGGTGCCAAAGACTGAGCCAAGGCCCAAGCCGGCCGCTCCGCCACCGGACAGCGACAGCGCTTCCCCGCAGCCGACACAGCCCGGCGCCCCGAGCTATGCGCAGAGCCGTGCCATTCGCGAGGCGTACGCAGCACGGCTGTCGAAGCTCGAGTACGAAGAGAAGCTCGGGCAGTTGATCAAGGCGGATAAGGTCCGGATCGCCTGGTTCCAGACCATGCGCGTGGTTCGGGATCGCCTGCTGAACCTGCCGGCGCGCCTCGCGGCGCAACTGGCGGCCGAAGGGGATGAGCGGGCCGTTCGGTCCCTGCTAGACGAGGAACTCCGCAAGGCGCTGGTTGATGCTGCCGACGCGATGCCGGGCACCGGACACGACCGATGAGCATGCTCGATTCCGATCCGCTCGCCGCCTGCATTCAGGCGGCGGCGGATGGCCTGCGTCCGGACCCGGCGATGACGGTGTCGGAATGGGCGGAGCGTTATCGGCACCTGTCCTCGAAAGACGCGGGTGAACCGGGCCCGTGGCGCAATGCGACGACGCCGTACTTGGTCGAAATAATGGATTGCCTGTCGCCCGTTTCGCCCATCGAACGGGTCATTTTTATGAAGGCGGCACAAACCGGAGGTACGGAAACACTTAATAACGCCCTTGGCTTCATCATCCATCATGCGCCAGGTCCAGCTTTAGTGGTGCAACCGACCGTCGAGCTGGCGAAACGTTGGTCAAAGCAACGTTTCGACGCCGTCATCGAGAGCACGCCGGTGCTGCGAGAACGGGTCCAGGAACCGCGCGCTCGGGATAGCGGCAACACCATCCTGTCGAAGGAATTTCCGGGTGGCATCGCGGTCATCACCGGCGCCAACTCAGCCGTCGGCGTCCGGTCGATGCCGGTGAGGTTCTTGTTCCTCGACGAAGTTGACGCCTACCCGTGGGACGCCGATGGTGAAGGTGATCCGGTGCAATTGGCAATCCAGCGCACCATCACCTTCCGGTTTCGGAAAATTTGCATCGTCTCGACGCCGACCATCAAGGGGTTGAGCCGGGTCGAAGCGCAATATGAGGACAGCGATCGACGCCGTTTCTGGGTGCCCTGTCCGGAGTGCGGCGTCCACCAGGTGCTTGAGGAACCCCGCCTGGTTTGGCCGAAGGGTAAACCTGAGGAGGCCGTGTACAAATGCATCCATTGCGAGGCGGATATTCCGACCTACCGCAAGCCGTGGATGCTGACGCGGGGCGAGTGGCGCGCCGAGAACCCCGGTGCCCAGGGCGGCAGGGTTGCCGGCTTCCATCTCTCGGGCCTGTACAGCCCGTGGCTCAGCTGGGCCGATATCGCGCATCGCAAGATGGCAGCGACCGATTCCTCAGCGATGAAGGTTTATGTCAACACGATTGTGGCACAGACCTGGGTCGAGAAAGGCGACGCGCCCGAGTGGCTGTCACTTTATGATCGGCGCGAAGATTACAAAATCGGCACGGTACCGATGGGTGGGGTTGTGCTCACGGCCGGCGTCGATACTCAGAAGGATCGGCTGGAACTTGAGATCACGGCATGGGGCATCGGCGCAGAGTCTTGGTCGGTCGATTACCGAGTGTTGCCCGGCGATCCGGGTCGGCCGGAAGTCTGGAAGGACTTGGACAAGCTCCTGGACGAGACCTTTCCCCACGAAAGCGGGGCGTATCTGCAGATCGCCCGGTTGGCGATCGACACCGGCGGCCATCACACTGAACAGGTGTATGCCTGGGCCCGGAAGCACCGCACGAGCCGGGTCCTCGCTATCAAGGGTGCCCACGATAACCTTCAAGCGTTCATCGGCCAGCCGCGTCGCATCGACATCTCGGTAAACGGCCGGCGTATGCGGGCCGGTGTGCTGCTGTGGCCGGTCGGCTCATCCTATGCGAAGGCCGACCTGTATGACCGCTTGCGCCTGGAGAAGCCGACCGACGAGGCGCTCGAAGCCGGCGAGCCGTTTCCGCCAGGATACTGCCACTTTCCGAAGTATCCGGAAGAGTACTTCAAGCAGTTGACCGCCGAGCATCTGGTCACGGTGACCGTCCGCGGCTATCCACGGCGGCAATGGCACAAGCTTCGCGATCGAAATGAAAGCTTGGATTGCAGAGTGTATTCGAGAGCCGCAGCTGCGCAACTCGGGATTGACCGATGGTCTGAGCAGAAATGGCGTGCGGAAGCTCGAAAGCTGGGCATTTCTTTTGAACAACAGCGTCTGCCCGCGGTGAAAGGCAGCGCAACGGAACAAGCCACCCCGACGACGACGCCGGAGCCGTCAGCCCCGCCCGGCCGGCGCCAAGGAGGGTGGCTTGGCGGCCGGACCAGAAACTGGCTCGGTCGATAGGCGGATCTGCGGTCCGCTTTTTTGGCATGGCGGGCAAGGCGAGGCGCGTCCTGGCGAGGTTGCGTCGGGCGTGGCTAGGCGCGGCAGGCAGGGCCGACTGGAGCGGCTCCGTCACCTTCTTCTGATTTTCATTTCACAATCCGGGAAAACAACATGCCCCGTCGCATCTCCGATGCGGGCCTCGGACTCATCAAAGAGTTCGAGGGTCTGCGGCTTGACGCCTATCGTTGTCCCGCGGGCTTCTGGACCATCGGCTACGGTCATACCGGTCCGGATGTCTTCCGCGGCAAGACGATCACCGAAGCGGAGGCCGACGCACTGCTGCGCGAAGATGTTCGCACGGCGGAAGCCGTCGTCGATCGGTCCGTGACCGTGCCGTTGAGCGACAACGCCTTCTCGGCCCTCGTGCCGTTCGTCTTCAACATCGGCGCCACGGCGTTCGCGCACAGCACCCTGCTGCGCAAGCTGAATGCGGGCGATGTCGTCGGCGCTGCCGACGAATTCCCGAAATGGCGCCTCTCCAACGGCAAGGTCCTCTCCGGCCTTGTCCGTCGCCGGGCCGCAGAGCGGGCCCTGTTTCTAACCCCCAACACCGAAGGAGACTGATCCAATGCACGCGAAGACGTTCCTCGACCGGATGAAGGAGCCGTCCACTTATGCCGGCTTAGCCGCGATCGCGACGGCCGTTGGTCTGTCCGATGCCGTCTGGGCGGCGGTTTCCGGCTTCCTGGCTGCTGCGTTCGGCCTGGCCGCCATCGTCCTGCGCGAAAAGGGCGAGACCGATCAGGCTGAAGACGGCGTGTCCTGATCCGATGGCAGGCGTTGCGGTCCCGGCGAGACGCCGGGACCGCACTTCCCGACACTATCTTGAAGCAAAGGAAATCCCCGAATGACCATCCCTGATCTGAGCAATGGCAACGGTCCGAAGGTGCCCTTGTTGCCGGTGTTCTTGGTCCTATTGAGTATCGTTATCTCCGGTCTTGGCTGGTGGCTGAATAAAGTTGACGAAAGGCTTTTCGAAGTGAGCACCTCGGCACCGTCTCGGGAAGAGGTGCAAGAATTACGCAGAGAGATCAACGGACGTTTGGACCGGATCGAAAATCAAACGGCCCGGTTGGTCGAACTGCTGACCGAAAAGTGAGCCGACGATGGCCTGGACGCAAACCGAGTTGGACGCCCTCAAGGCTGCCTATGCGGCCGGCACGCTCCGGGTCTCCTACGACGGGCGAACGGTGGAATACGGCTCCGAGGCGGATCTGATCCGTCGCATCCGCACCATTGAACGCGAGATAGCGGCGACTTCCGGCACCCCGAAGCCGAACCGCAGCCTGGCGGCGTTTCGTCGAGGATGATCGCCGCAGGGATGTCAAGTTGAAATGCATCCACCGATTCTGTGGACAAGCCTATGGACACTCTTCGATTTACCCTACGAAGAGCGTTGGATTTTGCCGTTCCGACAGCCATGCCTAAGAATCAGGCAGGCATTCTAATGAACTGAATTCATAGAAAGAAATTTCCGTCTAAAGAATCCCTTGACCCTTCGAATTCTAAATTTCTCGCCTCTGATTTGATATAGGTCAACCCATTGCAGTTTGGGCAAACCTGTGGACAGGCGTCCACACAGCGCGCCGGCGTTGCTCTCAGGCGCAACAGTTTCGACGCTCGACGCCGATTGCCGAGAGCCAGGAAACGAGCGACTCCCATGAACCTCCTCGACCGTCTCGTTGGCTTCGTCGCGCCCGAAGCCGGACTTCGGCGCGTGCGTGCGCGGTCGGCCATGACCGTGCTCGCCCGCAGCTACGAGGGAGCCAAGGTCGGGCGCCGAACCGAGGGCTGGATTGCCGCCGCGACCGATGCCGACGCCGAGATTGCCACCGGTCTCGACCGGTTGCGCGCGCGGTCCCGCGACTTGGTCCGCAACAATCCCTATGCCGCCAAGGCTGTCGCTGCGTTGGCCAGCAACCTGGTCGGCACCGGC